CTGCCGTGGCACGTTCGTGATCAACGCCAACGTCGGCGAAATCCCCACGATTGATTTCACCTTTACCGGCGTCTACAACGCTCCTGACGACAGCGCACTGCCCTCTGCGACCTTCGCAAACCAGGCAACCCCGCTGATCTTCAAGAACGGCAACACCAGCAGCTTCCAGCTCCTTTCCTACGCTGGCTGCCTGCAGTCCTTCAGCTTCGACATCGGCAACACCCTGGTGTACCGCGAACTGATCGGTTGCGACAAGGAAGTTCTCCTAACCGACCGTGCCTCCACTGGCTCGACCACCATCGAGGCCGTGAACATCGCCTCGAAGGATTACTTCGCTGCTGCTCTAACTGACACCAGCCTGGGGAATCTGGATTTCACCCACGGCACCGCCGCTGGCAACATCGTGGACTTTGCTTCCACCCGTATCGACATCGGCGACGTGTCCTACGGAGACCAGGACGGCATCACAATGTTCAACATCCCCTATACCTGCGTGCCCAGCACCAGCGGTAACGACGAGTTTTCTCTGGCTTTCACCTAAGCCAGGGACTCACACCACACCGGGGCCGCTTATGCGGCCCTTTTTTGTGCCTGTAAGATAAAGCGGAACTACTACTTCTTCTTATGGCGTTCGTACGCAAGAAGGTCAAAACCTTCAAGTGGCCCGTAAGTATTGAGGAGCCTAGCGACGGCGGCACTTTTGACACCAACACTTTTGATGCAACGTTCAAACGTGTTGGCCGCAAGGATTTCCTGAAGCTCAGCGAAAAGAGCGAGCTTGACTTGCTCAAGGCCGTGCTGGTGGGCTGGGACGGTATCGACGATGAAGACGGCAAAGCCGTGCCTTTTTCTTTGGATGCTCTGCGCGATCTGAGCGACGACCCTTACTGGATCCGCGGCGTGCTTAAGGCTTACACCGACACCTTTGAAGGCGCCAAGTCGGGAAACTAAAGGACGCTGCGATCTACTGGGCCGGCGGCGGTAAGCGCGTCGAGGATCACTCGCAGGATGATGCCAAAGCTCTTGGCATTGTCCTGCCCAAGCCCAAGAAGGAAAGCAGCGAGCATTTTGAAGTTTGGGACGATAACTGGGACATCGTGATGATGTTCATGCGTATGCAGACCCAGTGGACGACCAGCATGGCCGGCTACGTGGGTTTGAAGTATGAGGTGCTGCTTAGTTCTGGAGGGCTATTTGACCTCTACAATGTCGACAACCGCCGCGACATGCTTGAGGGCCTTCAGATCATGGAGGCCGCAGCACTGAGCGAACTCAGCAAGAAGAGCTCCGATGGCTAAGACGGTAAGCGACGTCTTTTTAAGGCTTAAGGTCGACGGCAAGGAGGCGCTTGAAAAATTAAAGGGGTCTTTTCGTGGTTTTGAAAAGACGCTAGGTGTAACTGATACTGCTTTAGAGCAACTCCGTTCTGAGCTGGTTGCATACAACCGCGAAGGTGGTGCCAGCGTTGCGGTACTTAAATCGCAGATCAGTGCATTAGGCGATTTACAGAAACAGGCGACCATTGGAGGTCAGGTATTTAGGCGCCTTAGTAGGGACGTTGAGGCCTTTGAACGGCGGCTGCAGCAGGCTGAAGCTCAGGCCAGCTCGACCGGTAGATCTTTATCTTTCAGGCAGCAACAGACACGTTTCATTTCGCGCACACCAGGCGCGCTGCTTGGACGAATTTCCGAGCTTGAAACCACAGCCGAGGAAACACCCAGATTCGGTGCAAAAGGCGAATTAAACCCCGAGTACCTGCAGCAACAGCAGGAATTAAACGTACTCCGCGAAGCTCGTGCGCGTATTGAGGCGCGACTTCAAACTGCGATTGAAGCCAACACAAGGGCTACTGTTGACAACAATAATGACAATCTTACCGCCGCTCAAATCACAGAGCGTTTTTCTAGGGGCATAGAGCTTAGCGCCAATACCACGGCTCAGTTGTCTCAACGTTTGCGCGAACTGCGCTCTGATCTAAAAAACATCACGCTTGGCACCCGAGATTACAGTCAAGCTCTTGCGGAAATTAATCAGCTAGAAAGTCAGATAGCTGATCCATTTGGAACTGCCGCGCGCAAAGAGCAGATTCGCGGCCGTCTGGGTACGCAAGAGCAGTTTGGAATGTATGCCGGAACCGATCCGGTAGCTAAGTCAATCCGCCGTCAGCGAGAAAAACAGGCTCGTCAAGCAGGTCCCCGACAAGTACCGACTCAGGTTCGGGAGATCAGTGGGTTGTACCAGCAGATTGGCGGCATCGGAATGCAGGGAATCCGAGCCGACATTGAGTTAATGGGCAATGGCTACCAGCAGGTAGCTCGCGACATTAAAGCGGCAACTGCAGCGTCAAACGGCAGCATCAACAGTCTTCAGGCTCAACGCGGTGCTTGGGCAACTCTTAGGGCAAACCTGGACCCTGCCGGCAAGTCTTACCGTGAAGTCGGCAAAGAAATTGAACGCTTAGATCGCCGTCTAGCCAAACTAAACAACACTCAAAAGCTTGGTGCTCGTCTCCGTCAAAACGTTGGGGCAGCTGCAGCAGGCGCTGTGTTTGGCGGCCCCGAGGCGGCTATAGGAGGCCTGGTTGGCGGACTGGGAGGGGCAGCAATTGGCGCCCAGGTCGGGATGATGCGTGAATCGCTCTCTGCGACCGCCGATTACGCCACTGAGATCAACAAATTACGCATGGCGCTGGAAGGCGTCACTAAGACTGCGGACCAAAATCAACAGGCCTTAAATGCAATCAATGACGTAGTTCGTGACTTCAATGTCCCTCAAGAAGTAGCAACTAAGGGCATGACACGCCTTAGTGCTGCTGTCTTGGGCGCCGGAGGCAACGTCTCTGATGCCGAATTAGTTTTTAAGAACATTACCGCGGCAATTAAGGCGACAGGCGGCTCTGCCGATGACGTCAACTCCGCCATCACTGCGATGGTTCAGGTGTTCTCAAAAGGCAAAGTAAGTGCAGAAGAAATAAGCGGTCAATTGGGTGAACGCTTGCCGGCAGCCGTGACCAAATTTGCTGAGGCCAACTTTGAAGGTGACATGATCGCGCTTCAAAAGGCTTTGAAAAATGGAACGGTTGGCCTGAACGAGTTGATGAAATTCATCATCGAACTAGGCAAAGAGTACAACGGGGTTGCGAAGGGCATTGCGCAGAGCAGTTTGGACGCTGGGGCAAGGGCTCAGGTTGCTTGGAACGAAGTCCGACTAACTGTCGGCGAATCTATTCAGCCAATCGGCGCAGAGCTGCAGGCAGCCTTTGGTGAGTTTGCACTAGAAACCTTACCTGCTGTAACAACTGGTGCTCAGATAGCAGCTAAGGGCATGAATTTCTTGCTGGACGCAGCAAGCTTCTTAATCAAAAACTTTAAGGAGCTTTTGGTTGTTGCAGGCGCAACTGGCGTGGCTCTTGCACTTCAAAACCTGATTGCTATCGCAACTTCGCTTGGCACAGTAGTCGGCGCTCTGCAAGTCAAATTTGCGGCACTAAATGCAACGATGTTGCTGAATCCTTGGGTCGCACTTGCGGCAGGTATTGCGGCGCTAAGTGTCGGCTTGTATAAGGCTGCAACTGCAAGCGATGCCTTTAACAAGGCTGTTGCAGCTGGAAAGGTAAGCACAACCGAAGCAAACGGCAGATTGTCCGAGTTGAATCTAAAGATCGACCAGCTTCAAACCAAGCTGGCAACAGAGTCCAACAGACGTCTTTTGAATAGTCTGCGTAGACAGCTTCGACAGGCAAAGCAGGAAGCGAAGGATCTTGAGCTTGCCATCAAGCTGGCCACCCCATACACCGTCTCTGGAGTCAGCTATGACCCAATTACAGGTCGGGCAATAAATCCCCCTCCGACGGTTTCCGATCTCACCACGTTCCCAACACTTACGGGAGACGAGAGCGGTTCCGCCGGCAAGCAGAAAAGTTTAATGAGCAAGGAAGAGGCCGATCTGCGCATAAAAATTCTTTCCCTAAAGCAGAAAGAAAATCTCATAGGTGCAATTCAAGCTCAGTACGACCTTGATGTTCTTTCTGCAAACAAGGAAACCGAAGATTTACAGAAAAAACGGGTAATGATGGCGGAGGCAGAAGAAAAAATGCGCAAAGGCATATTTGACTTGTTTAAGGGCACAGCTGATCTGTATTTGAAGCAAAGCAAAGCAGAGCAAGACCTTAACAAAGAGCTTGAAGACCGCAAGTTCGCACTGGGTCTAATCACTAAAGAGCAATACAACCAATACCTAATCGAACGGGAGAAGAAGCGTCTGCAAGAGGCCTATCCGGGTGAGGGGTTTGCCGGTAAGCGCGCCCAGCTTACGGACCTGTATCGCCGCGAAGTCGCCCCGACTTTCAAGGAGGCCGCCGAGACCGAGGTCTCTCAAATGCAGAAAGACCTGGACGCAATGCTCAAGCCCATCAACCAGCTCAAGGAAGGCGCCATGGCCTTCGGGCAGGCGTTCAGCAATGCGTTTACCAACGTCATTACTGGTGCCCAAAGCGCTCAGGAAGCGATGGGCACGTTCCTCAAAAACCTGGGCCAGTACTTCATTGAATACGCGGCCAAGCTGATCACCCAGATGATCGCCATCGCCACTATTCAGGCGGTAATCAAGGCGCTGGGTGGGCCGAGCTTGAGCGCTAGCGGGCAAACGGCAGATCCACTAGTACAGCCCGGTGTACTTCTGGCTGCAAACGGCTACGCCTTTGATAAAGGCGTCAAGAAATACGCCATGGGCGGCGTAGTCAACAAGCCGACCATGTTCACCTATGCCGAGGGCGGCACCGGTCGCTTCGGTCTGATGGGCGAGGCTGGCCCGGAAGCGATTATTCCCCTCAAGCGGGGTAACGACGGCCGCTTGGGCGTCTCGGCCTACTTTGCTGACGCCAACGCCGCAATGGCCAAGGGCGCTGCTAATCGCAGCTCCTCTGCAGCCTTC